CGGGAACTCTATGTTTAAGTATCATCAAATAAAACTAAATAATATATGATGAAAGTAAGACTAAAGCGTTTCGAAAAATACATCTCTGTACTATCGCAGCGCTTAGCCTTACGCTTAAACTGGCAACGAGCTCTTCGGAGCTCACGGAGTGCTATGGGATATCTTAATTTGATACCCATAGTTCTCCTAGGGAGAAATGGTCGAACTTGAGTGTTAGGTGCTCTTGCCTTTTATAAGTTTGTACAACGTACGAAACGTCACGAAGGCTGAAGGGGAGTAGCGGTAGTTATGAAAGTGTCTCACACTTGCCTGATGAAGGCTTGTGCGGGAGCACGATTAGTTTCTACTATGAAACCTCTTGGCCATCGAGTAGCGTTGACTCGATCTGGTTACCCTCGGTGAATACCAAATGTTCACCGGGTTGGGATCCAGAAGGGTGATTTGCGGATAGTTCAGTTCTGGCTTACTTTAACTTCCCTTTATAGGGTTGTTGAGTATCTAGGTAAACCTAAACTATCTACGATCACTCGGGCGGGACGTAAGTTTTCAATCGGTGAATATCAGGATTTTGTTCCTGTATTCTTTAGTATGCTCGAGGGTAGGGGATGGTGACAACCATCTCCTTTAAGCCCTTGGCGTCCACGATTGATCACGAAGTCTGGCCCCGGAGCCGTTGGTTCAAAGGTTAAAAAGCAGCCACCGATTCGCTTGGGTAATACTACCTCTGCGATGGTGGTTCAAGCTGTTGCTTTGTTCAGACCGGAGTTTAAGGTTCTTAATCGGACCTTTAAACTTCTGGCAGAGAGAATGAAACAATCTTCTCTTTATGAGCAAGCAAAGCTTGTAGCTGATTCCGCTGGACCAATAGTACGCCTAGCTCCTTGAATCCCGTCTTACTTAGGTAAGTTGGGAGTTAAAGAGGAGCCGGGTAAAGTACGTGTGTTTGCCATGGTAGATTGATGAACTCAGACCCTCCTCCGTCCTCTTCATGAGGCTATCTTTGGGATCTTGGAGAAGATTCCCTCTGATAGTACTTTTGATCAGGATCGGGGAGTTGCGGTCGGTACGCAGATGCTTCAGAAGAGCTGCTTTGCGGCTTCTTATGATTTGTCTGCTGCTACTGATCGGCTACCTGTAGTAATACAGGAGTTACTGGTTGATCATCTCTACCCTGGTTGTGGGCAGCTCTGGTCAGAGCTGCTCATTGGGCGAGCCTACCGGGTTCCAGTGTCTCTCCGTCGCTTAGGTATGAAAATACCTGAGGCCCTACACTATAGTGTTGGGCAGCCGATGGGAGCGCTGTCATCCTGAGGTATGCTAGCCCTGACGCACCATTTTATTGTGCAAATGGCGGCCCGAAGGGCGGGGTGAGTGATGTGATTCCCGTTATATCAAGTATTGGGTGATGACATTGTTATTTTTAATAGCAAAGTTGCACGCCAATATTTGTGTATAATGGAAGACCTCGGGGTTGAGATTAATTTAGTAAAGTCGGTGGTATCGAAAGATTCCTTCGAGTTTGCTAAACGTTTCATCTCCCGGGGTGTGAATCTTTCACCTGTTTCTTTCAAGGAGTTGGATGTGGCATCGTCTAGCCTAGAGGCTATGATTATGTTATTTTCCAAGTTCCAAGGAGATCAGGTGCGAATCGCGTCATTCGCTAAATTCCGAGGCTATGGATAC